AATCTTGGCTGCGTCTACCTCTGCTAGTGCAGTCCGAGGTATGTCTTTCAACATTATTTTTTTGGATGAGTTTGCCTTTATACCTAATCACATTGCTGAACAGTTCTTTAGTTCTGTATATCCTACTATCACTTCAGGTCAATCCACGAAAGTCATAATCATATCTACCCCTAATGGTATGAACCACTTCTATAAGTTGTGGGTTGACGCACAAAAAGGTAGGAACGGATACATTTGGACTGAGGTACACTGGTCAAAAGTACCTGGCAGAGATGCTGCATGGAAAGAAACGACCATAGCAAACACTTCCGTAAGACAGTTCACTCAAGAGTTTGACTGTGAGTTCTTAGGATCTGTTGACACATTAATTAACGCAGCGAAGCTCCGTGTACTCACATATGATGATCCAATACACACCAATGGGTCACTAGATGTATATGAAAACCCTAAACCTGACACGGATTACATAGTCACATGTGATATATCCCGTGGTTTAGCACAGGATTATAGTGCCTTTGTAGTGATAGACATATCACAAGCTCCTTGGAAGTTGGTAGCAAAGTATAGAGATCATGAGATCAGACCTATGCTATTACCTAATGTCATCGCTGATGTGGCAAAAGCATACAACTATGCATACGTATTAATAGAAGTAAATGATATAGGAGAGGCAGTAGCACAACAGTTACACTATGATGTGGAGTATGAGAATGTACTCATGTGTGCTATGCGAGGTAGAGCAGGTCAAATAGTTGGTACAGGATTCTCAGGTGGTAAAACACAGATGGGTGTTAAGATGAGTAAGACTGTGAAAGCACAGGGATGCTCAAACCTCAAGACATTGATAGAGGACGATAAGTTAATTGTAAACGATTATCACATAGTATCTGAACTGACTACATTCATACAAAACAAGCAATCATTTGAGGCAGACGAAGGGTATCATGATGACCTTGTTATGTGTATGGTTATCTTCGCATGGTTGGTACAACAGGAGTATTTCAAAGAACTCACTGACCAAGACATCCGTCGTCGTATCTACATGGAGCAGAAGAATCAAATAGAACAGGACATGGCACCATTTGGTTTCATTCTTAATGGTGTAGATGATGAAGAGACTGTTGTAGATGAGAAAGGAGATGTGTGGTCACTTGAGATGGATGGTAGTGACAGGGATACCTCAAAATGGAACGCAGACGAGTATGGTGACGTTTCATATATGTGGGACTATCGGTAGAAAAGCTACTTTCTCTAAATATTATTAGACAAATTGAAATTATTCATCAGGAGTACCAAGCATGGCTAGCACACTTCTCTCACCAGGAGTAGTGATTCAGGAAAGGGATTTGACCCTTGGATCCATTGAGACTGTAGAAGTAAACGTAGGAGCAATAGCTGGAGCTTTCGCAAAAGGACCAGTTAATAAACCCGTTAGAATCTCATCAGAATCAGAATTACTATCTACATTCGGTGAACCAAATGACAGCAACTATGAGGCATGGTTCGCAGCAAGTTCATTCCTCGCATACGGTGGAGTACTTGATGTAGTACGAGCTAGTGGTGGGTCACTTAAGACAGCAAACGTTGGTGGAGTATCACTTACAATCAACAGCGTAGAAGATTACGAAGGTAACTACTACGATGGAACAGCAGCGTGGGACTACGCTTCCAAATCTATTGGTGCTGTAGGAAACTCAATCAAGGTTGTAGCGATTGACGTAGGTGCTAATCAAAGACTTACTCTATCAGGATCATTCGTTGGTTCTGTATCTGCTGGCGACACAGTTACAAACGGTGCTGGTACTAAATCCGCTTACGTACATTACGTTAGTGGTACTACACTAGACATCATTTGGATTTCAGGTGGTGCTTGGACAACAACAGATGTAGTAGATGACGGATCTAACCCAGATCTAACAATCCCATCTGCTGTAAACTGGTACGATGCTCAGACAATTACATCAACATTAAACTGGAACCAAGTTGCTCCTCAACCTGGTACTTCCGCATACGTAGGAGAACGTGGTGGATCTAACGATGAGATGCACATCGTCGTCGTTGACGTTGACGGTGGTGTAACAGGAACACCTAACACTGTTCTTGAGAAGTTCCTATATGTTTCTAAAGCATCTGACGGTAAGTCTGCTGAAGGTTCTTTAGTATACTATCCAGAGGTTATTCTTAATCAGTCTAACTACATCTTCTGGGGTTCTCATGATAATGAGCAAATCTGGGATGTATCTGGTAACGCATTCGCTAACGCTTCTAACTTTGGAAGTGTTTCTTCAACAGCATTTGATGTTCTTGGTGAGAAAGAATATACAATGTCTGGTGGTGTAGATGACTTTACACTCACACAAGCAGAAATCATCGCTGGTTACGATTATTTCGCAGACACAGAGACAGTACAAATCGACTACCTAATCATGGGTGGCGGTGGTGCTACTGAAACTGAGTCTAAAGCTAAAGCAAACAAACTAATAAGTATAGCAGGTTTAAGAAAAGACTGTGTAGCGTTTATCTCTCCAGATAAATCAAACGTAGTTGGAGTCAGCAGCAGTGCTACTCAGACAAGTAACATAGTTGACTTCTTTGATACCTTTGCTTCAAGTTCTTACGTAGTCTTTGATAGTGGTTGGAAGTATCTTTATGACCGCTTCTCTGACAAGTATAGATGGATTCCATGTAACGGTGACACCGCTGGTTTATGTGCTAGCACCACTGCTAATGGAGATCCATGGTTCTCACCAGCTGGTTTAAACCGTGGTGGAATCAAGAATGCTATTAAACTAGCATACTCACCTAAGAAATCTGAAAGAGACACTCTATATCAGAAGAGAATTAATCCTATTACTTCTCTACCTGGTCAGGGCATCGTACTCTTCGGAGACAAAACAGCTCTCGCTTCACCATCCGCATTTGATCGCATCAACGTCCGTCGTCTCTTCCTCGTCATAGAGAAGACAATAGGAAATGCTGCGAAGGGAGTATTGTTTGAACTAAATGACGAATTTACTAGAAACAACTTCAACAATGTTGTCGAACCATACCTACGTGACATTCAGGCACGAAGAGGTATCACCGACTTCTTAGTTGTATGTGATAGTTCCAACAACACACCTGATTTAATTGATAAGAATGAGTTCGTGGCAGAGATTTACATCAAGCCTGCTCGCTCTATCAACTTCATCACACTAACCTTCGTTGCTACACGAACAGGTGTTAGCTTTGAAGAAGTAATCCCAAGGAGATCTTAAACAATGGCTGAAACTAAAGCACTAGGTGTATTAGAATTCCAGACAAGAATTAAGGGAGCAGTCAGACCTAACCTGTTCTCTGTTACACACAACTTCCCAACAGGTATCATCGCTGAAGATGGTTTAGAAACTTTCATGTGTAAGAGTGCTGCTCTACCTGCATCAACAGTAGGTACAGTAGAACTACCTTTCCGTGGTAGAGTAATCAAAGTTCCTGGCGACAGAACATTCGAGTCATGGACTGCTACATTCTACATGGACGACGCATTCCAACTACGTGGTGCGTATGAAAAGTGGATCGAACTTACAAACACTGTAGATGCTAACACAGCATCAGTACCAATGGAATCTGTACTACAGGACATTGATGTCACACAGATGGATAAGTTTGGTGGATCTGCTGAGAAATTCAAGGACATCCGTCAGTATAAATTAGTGAAAGGATTCCCAGTATCAGTTTCACAGGTATCACTAGCATACGACAACAACGATTCTTATGAAGAGTTCGATGTTGAGTTCGCTTACCAGTACTTCGAGACTTCTATTGGACAGAATACTATGAAAAGGGTCGGTTCCTAACCCCCCTAAATAGTAGGTACAAACACATAGATTATGGCACAGTTATTCGGATTCTCGTTTAGAAAGAGAGAGGAGGAACGTAACAAAAACGCTCCTTCTCCTGTTGCCCCCACGAATGAAGACGGTGCTACCAGTTTTATCGCGGGTGGTTACCATGGAACTTACGTGGATCTTGATGGCAACTTCAAGACTGAGTACGATATGGTGGTTAAGTATCGCGTCATGGCGATGCACCCTGAAGTAGACAGTGCGATTGAAGATATTATACAAGAGGCAATCGTCACAGATCAAAACGATTCACCTGTACAGATCAACTTACAGAACTTAGAAGTAAGTGATTCTGTCAAAAATATGATTCGAGAAGAGTTCGACTATATTAAAAACTTAATAGGATTTGATACTAAAGCTCATGAAATGTTCCGTAGATGGTACATTGATGGGCGTTTGTATTATCATAAGGTCATAGATTTGAAGAGACCTCAAGATGGTATACTCGAACTACGCTATGTTGATCCACAAAAGATTAAAAAAGTAAGACAGATTAATAAAGTACCGAAGACTGCGGATCAGTTTCAGTCACTAGACTATGGTAAGGTAGATGAATATTTTATATACAATCCTAAAGGATTAAAGAATACTTCCGCAAACTCAGGTATAAAAATTGCTAAGGATGCTATCACATATGTGACCAGTGGTATCCTTGATACGAATAAGAATATAGTATTGTCTTACTTACATAAGGCGATCAAGGTTCTTAATCAACTCATGATGATCGAGGATTCCTTGGTTATCTACAGAATATCTCGTGCTCCTGAGCGTAGGATATTCTATATTGACGTAGGTAATTTACCTAAAGTCAAAGCGGAGCAATACCTAAGAGAGGTAATGGGTCGCTATAGAAACAAACTTGTATACGATGCTAACACTGGAGAAATAAGAGATGACAGAAAACACATGTCGATGCTCGAAGACTTCTGGCTCCCACGTAGAGAGGGAGGACGAGGTACTGAAATCACTACGTTGCCAGGTGGACAAAATCTTGGCGAACTTACGGACATCCAGTACTTCCAGACTAAGCTATACAAAGCACTAAACGTACCAGCAGGTCGTTTAGAATCTGGACAGTCATTTAACATCGGTAGATCTTCAGAGATCATGCGTGATGAATTAAAGTTCACTAAGTTTGTGGGTAAACTCCGCAAGAAGTTTAGTGAGATGTTCAATGATATTCTTAAGACTCAACTCATTCTGAAAGGTGTAATCACACCAGAGGACTGGGATGATATGAAGGAGCATATACAGTACGATTACTTATATGACAATCACTTTACAGAACTTAAGAATATTGAAATGTTAAATGAAAAGTTGAATGTAATCACTGCCATGGAACCATTCATGGGACGTTACTTCTCAACTGATTACGTCCGCGTCAATATCTTAAAGCAGTCTGAGACTGAGATGGCAGAGCTTGATAAGCAAATGTCAGATGATATTGCTGACGGTAAGATCTTAGACCCATTGGATCAAGTCGCTATGGATAATCAAGCCATGGCTGATGAGCAAGACAATGCGGAACTTGATAAAGAAATGAAGAAGGCTCAGATCAAAACACAGGCAGAGAAGGGTACTACCAACCCCTCTGGATCTACCAGAACACCCGCTAAAAAGTAGCTGGGTAATAAATAACATTACGTAACATATTATTATGACTACACCAGAACGAGATATCGTTGATTTGCTTTGGAACGACGACCAGGCTGACGCACTGGGCAAGTTAAAAGACATGCTACAAACAAAGGCTGCTATGGCAGTCGATGTCAGTAAGCAAACAGTTGCCGATAGGATGTTTCCACACGTACCCGATGAGGGTAATGCGGAACCTGATCCAGAAGCAATCGAAAATCCCACTGCCGAACTAGAGGAACCTAAAGATGAAACTGATAACGGAACAGAACAATGATATAGAGATTCTTACCGAAGAAAAAGACGGTAAGAAATCAACCTATATCAAAGGAGTCTTTCTTCAAACTGAAATTACCAATCGCAATGGTCGGATGTATAAATTCGATACCATGAATCGTGAGGTATCTAAGTACAATGAAGAATTCGTTGGACGTGGACGTGCTCTAGGAGAACTAGGTCATCCAGAGGGTCCTACACTCAACCTAGATAGAGTGTCACATAAGATTGTTGAACTTTATCCTGAAGGTACAAACTTCATAGGTAAAGCAAAACTTATGGAAACACCTATGGGTAAGATTGCCAAATCTTTACTCGAAGAGGGTGTACAACTAGGTGTCTCTTCCAGAGGACTTGGTTCAATTAAGAAAGAAGGCAACTGTCAGATAGTGGCAGATGACTTTATTCTATCCACTGCTGCGGACATCGTAGCAGATCCTTCAGCACCTGATGCATTCGTAGAAGGTATATACGAAGGACGTGAGTGGGTACAGGCAGATGGCAGAATCAAAGAGCAGCAAATCGAACAGATTAAGGCTGCGATTGACAACGCACCAACCCCACAAGAACTTCAAGAAAGAAAGATCTCCGCGTTTGCGGCTTTCCTAAGAAGTATATAAAGTATAAATAAAAGTAGTAAATTACCGCAGATCTTATTTCGTAGGAGCAAACATGGCCACTATAGATGAAAAATTTGAGAAACTCATCGCGGAAAAGAAAGCAACTGAAGCCGTAGCTGAAGAAGCATCTCTCCCAAAGACCGAAGTTTCTGAAGACGCAGCAACAGGCAACACCGCAATCACAAGTGGTGCTGTGCCACAACAAAAATCAGACCTTAAGAACGACGCTATTGAAGTCGGTGGTTCCTCTAAGGAGAAACCTGAAGGACCTGACAATGTTGGGAAAAAAGCAGCTGCTCCAGTAGGAGTAGAAAAGGACAAGACATTAAAGATGAAACCATCTGGTGCATCATCTAAAATGCCAGGTGCTTTAAGTGCTAAGATATTCTCCGAAACAGAACACGAAGGAGAAGTGGTAGCTGAAGAGAACAACGAAGACATCGCAGCAGTATTAGCTGGTGCTGATCTATCTGAAGAGTTCCAAGAGAAGGCAAAAACTGTCTTTGAAGCCGCTGTAGACGCAAGAGTCACAGCAAAGATTGACTCCCTTAAGGAGCAAGCAGCGAACAAATTCGTAGAAGAAATTGATTCTATCAAAGAAGAATTTGCTGGCCGCGTAGAGAATTTCCTTTCATATGCTGCAGAAGAGTGGCTCAAGGAGAATGAACTGGCAGTTGAGTCAGGTCTCCGCACTGAAGTCACAGAGACATTCATGGAAGGACTAAGGAAATTGTTCATCGAATCAAACATCAACGTTCCAGATGATAAACTGGATCTTGCTGCTGAGATGAGCGAGAAAATAGATGACATGGAAGACCGACTTAACGAACAGGTTAAGAAGAATGTCGAACTACATGAGGTTGTGGGAACCTATCGTAAACATGAGATTTTGAACGAACTAACCAGAGGTCTCGCTGAGACACAGAAGGACAAGTTCACCTCCCTAGCCGAAGCAGTCGAATTCAAATCTGATGAGTCGTATCGTGAGAAGCTAGGTCAAATTAAGGAATCATACTTTGGTACTCCAAAGACTGAGACTGTGACTGAAGTCGCTTCAGAAGAATCTGCACCAGCTGCAGAGAAACAACTTGAAACTGTTAGTGAGAGCATGGCAGCATATGTCGAGCAACTTGCTAAAAGGATCTAATTCACTTCAATTCTAACTTTTAAACTAAAATGTTTAACACAGAACAACTACAGGAGAAGTGGAATCCCGTACTAAAGCATGATGGTCTTCCTGAGATAAAGGATAACTATCGTAAAGCGGTTACCGCACAACTCCTAGAGAACCAAGAAAGGTTCATGCGTGAGGAAAAACAAATCCTTACAGAGGCACCTACTAACGCAGGTCCTATCAACACCCCTACTACAGGTGCGGGTGCTAACTTCGGTTTCGACCCAATTCTTATTAGCTTGATTCGTCGTGCTATGCCTAAGCTTATTGCTTATGACATCGCAGGTGTTCAGCCTATGAATGGTCCTACTGGATTGATCTTCGCAATGAGATCACGCTACGTTAACCAGTCAGGTAACGAAGCATTCTTCGACGAGCCAGACGCACAGTTCTCTGGTACTCAAGGTGGTACACCTCCAACAGCAACAACTGAGAAAAACCCAGGTTTAATCAACGA